TACCAAAGTTTGCTTGTATGCCATCATCAAAGTGTAAGGTGTTAGAAAATTTAAAAGCACTAAGACTGGTGTTCCAAAGCAAACTCGCATCTGTAGTTGAATTAACTGCATCTTGGATAGTGATACCAGCTCCGTTAGCTGAAGCAGATGTGTCGCCTGCTCCGTAATTAAGCGTAATGTTCTTATCTTCTACATCTAGGGTGGCAGTGTTCAGTGTGGTGGTTGTGCCATTAACAATTAGATCGTTACCTACTATAACATTACCTGTTACAGACAAATCACCCGATTCATCAAGTGTCATTAACTGCGTACCTGCTGACATATTTGTGGCATCTTTACCGAACACAAAAGCACCAGTAGTCCCGTTATTGTTTGTATCTATTAAGAAATCAAGATTATTCACACCACCAAGAACTACATTATTAGTTCCTGCACTACCTCCAGTATCCATATCAAAATCAAGAAATGAAAAAGCACTCAAACCATCACCTTCTCTTTGGATAAGGTCGGTTTTGATTACTCCCGAACTGGTAAAGTCTCCACTAATTGTTACATCATCTGGTAATCCTACTGTGATTGTCTGTCCTGAGGCAGAAGTTTCTATTTCATTTGTTGTACCTGCAATTGTAAGTGATTGTGAATCTAAATCAACTGCTCCTGTTCCTGTATCTCCTGCTATGTCTAAATCTTCTGCTGTAATTTGAGTATCTACGTAATCTTTTACTGCTGCTGATGTTGGAAGAGTTGTATCATTGTCATTTGAGCCAATTCCTTCGCTTTCTGTTATGACCATATCTGGGTCTAATCTATCAAAAGTTAGAGATTCTTCTGCAACTGGATAGTCTACATACTCATTTAATAGTGTAAAAGTAGTATTTCCTAATATTGTTGTTCGTTTTACATCTGCAATGATTGTATCTTTTATTGTATCAGGTTTGAAAGATAGTTCCTTATGAACTGCTCCTTCATATTTTCTTTCAACTGCTTCATCAAGAAACATTAAAGTGTCTGAAACAATTTCGGAGACAGTTTTATATGAACTTCTTGGAGTAAATGTTAGAGTAACTCCATTTGCTACTGTAATCGGTGCTGAAACAGTAAGAGTTGTTCCACTTATAGCAGTAACAAATACTTCTCCTGCTCCTGTTTTTACCGGGCTTCCGCCTAGATTTGTATAAGTAGACTCATCTGTACCAAAGAAAGTTCCTGTAACTGTTTGTCCTACTTTTATATTTGAGTTTGATGCAGATAAAGTTACTGTTGTAGAATTTGAAGAGGATGCTCCTGTTGCTTGTGTTGTACTTGATCCGTTGTCAATATGGAATGTATCACCGGGTTCATAATGAGTTAAAAAAGTTGTAGAACTACCTGTAATTTTATTTGAACCTCTTTCAACAGTAATTGTACCTGTTCTAGTTGTAAGTCCTGTACTTGACCCTGCATTTTTAAAATAAGTAAATGCAGGACTTGCTGATGTATCTGTTCTTTCATTTACATATTTTAAAGCAGTGGCACTATCATCAACTAAGAGTTGATAAGTTCCATCTCCCTGATTTCCTGCAGATAAAGTGGTTGTGGTATTATACATAGCCGTATCTGTAGAATCAATAGTTTTTATTTCTCCATTTGCATTTGTAAATTGGAAACTACCTCCTGAGCTAGATTTAGCATTAACTGAAGCATTACCAGTAGATGCATCTATACTTAGTGGAGCAGTTATAAGTCCGCCTTTTGGAACTTTACCTTGTTTTGTTGGAGCTGTTGGAGTTGTAAAGTGTAATTGACTAAATTCTATTGTTCTTTTTGTAGGAAGGGAGAAAGTATTTATACTTGAAATTGTTCTAATCTCTACTTCATATGTTCCGCCTTTTACATTTTCTACAACAAGTCCTTGAGTCTGAGTTTCTACTCTTTCAGTTATAAATTTACCTTTAAAATTATGTCTTACTTCAAAACCACTTACAAAACCATATCTTGATCCGTCACTATTTTCTGGGTAATCCCAATCAAGATTAACGTCATGTCCTATATTAAAATTACTATTTGTAGTATCTTGTTCTGCGTTTTCAGAAGGTGTTAGTTTAGATGTAATATGAGCAGGTGCTGGAACTTCATCTTCTGGATTTGGAAAAGTATCATTTGGTCGTGGATCAATTACATAACCTCTTTCTATTAAGTCAAATTTATTTTTATTATACTCTGCACCTACTATTTCAAATTCTTGATTTTCTGCTTCTTTTATATTGATTAATTTATATTCTTTTACTGTACCTGTTGCTTCTGTTCCATCAGTATTAAATATTCGCAGACTCCACATTACTTCTGCATTTGGAGCTGCACTAAATGCATCAGATACAGTTAAACTACTAACTGTTCCACCACTAGTTCCTGGGCTTGATATTGTTTTTGATTCTATTCTTGCATTTTCTGACCAGTAAACATCTACATGATTATTTGAATCATCAGTTAAATTTGCTGCTGCTGAAGAAGAAGTTACAGAAGGAATTAAATCCCCTTTTGAATAATCAACACTACTAATTGTTGCGCTATCTTGATTTAAATATGCTCCACCTTCTGGATAAATAAGTAATAGTTGAGGTGGAAAAGAAGAACTATATGCAGGAATAACCACACTTCTATCTAGTGGAATTGTAGTTGTATTTTTTGTTCCTGTGTTTGATACTCGACCTGAATAACTTGCTCTGTCTCTGTCTGCGTCTTGAACTGCAATTATGTCTCCAGGTTTAAGTCCTATTGCATTTGGCCCAGTAACAAAACTTACTGTCTCTGTCTCTGTTTGTTCACTTAATAATTTCCATTTACCTAATCTATGTGCTTGTCCTCTTGATGTAGTACCAAATGCAAGTAATTCTTTTCTTATGAGTCGAGGTGCTTTACCTGTTGCACTTGATATAAGAGCTTGTGTATCTTCAACATATTCTGCTGCTTGTTTGTAATTATCTGCTGGATCATTCCATGTAACTTTTATTTGATTTACTTTTGTTTTTTCTCCTGTTCCTTCATATGAGAATACACCGTCTTTTACGTTTGCTTTTGTAAAGGTATAAACTGGATTTTGACGTCTATCAGAAATAGCAGTAATTTGTCCGTCCATCCATATTGCCATTCCTCTAAATACAGAAGCAAGTTGTTTAATTAAGTTTGTTGCTTCTGTTGATTGTGTTATGTAAACATTACATGTAAATCTAGGCTCTGTTCCGCCTTCTCCATCATCTACTTCTTCGTCACAGAATTTTGCCAATCTAAATAATTCATACTTATCAATTTGATCTGCATCTATAAATTGACCTAGTCCATAGTTTGTGTTTGTTAGTAAATCATAGAATATCCATACTGGATTATCTGTATACACTTCATCAAAGTTTACTGATGATGCATTAAAAGTAGTGGTATCTCCTCTAAAATTACCGTCCCATGTTTGATATGTACTTTCAACTGCTCCTGAAGAAACATTTCTTGTATAAGTAGCTGCTCCATTATTTTCATCTCTTGTAAAGTAGTTTGTAGGAACTTTAACTTTTCTACCTTTCAGTAAGTAACTTCGAACTGGAATATTGCTATCGAAATCTTTTGCATTGAATCCTAGTTTTGCATAAGAAGTGTATGGATAGTAAAGTTTATCTTTTACTATATTATCTACTGATTGTAGAGTACATGGGTTTGTGTGTTGATAAGATTTATCTTTAAAGTTTAAATCTGTAATTCTTCTTACTCTAATTCTGTAAGTATCAAATGGTTGAAATTCTCTTGTATCTATTTTAAATTCTTCAATGAAACTTGTAAATTGTGCTGGATTTGGTTTTATATAACCATTATTTGGAATATTAGTTGAACCATTTATAACAAAGTTTACATTTCTTCCGTCTCTACCATCAGAACGAGTTAACACATCATTATTACTTGGTCCAAAAGCAAGTTCAGAAGTAAATGTAGTTCCATTATCCGTACTATACTCAAAAAAGATTTGAAGTTCAACAAAAGAAGCGCCTTTTGCTCCACTTGATTGTTTTATAGCATGAGACTGTGGAAATGCAAAAGTTAGATGTACCTCATCAACTTCACTTGCTGCTGTAACTCCCATAGCTGCAGCACTTAAAACTGTATCTGCTGATGATCCTTCTGGTTGTGAAGGCTCGTCTAATTCATCGTTATAGTCTGCTGCTAAGTTTCCTGTTGTTCCTATAACATCTCGCAAATCTGATTGTTCTAACTGTATGTTCGGTGTAAATAAAGTTGAAGTACCTTCGCTATCACTTGGGCTAAGAAGGGGTTGTATATGATTACCAACACGAAATCCAATTTCTACATCTTTGAAATTAAATAGACTTGATAAATTTAATCCATCTGTAAATGGAGTACTAACTTGAATATTTGCATTACTTACAGTTGATACAGGTGCTGGTGAAACTGTACCAACATTTCCACTAATAGAAGATAGATTACAAAAATGATCAAAGAAAATATCAACATTTGAAACAGTTGTAGCAATTGCATCGGCAATTTCTACTTCAGTTGTACTAGTAAATTTTGTAACTTTTGTTCGAAGTTCTGATCCATTTGGACCTGCTCCTGCAATTCTTAAATATATCGGTACTGCACTTTGTCTACATTGTGTTAACATAGTTGCAGTAAAGTAAGCACTTGATGTTGTAACTGTAAAGTCATCTGCTGTTGCAGAAGCTATGCCTGTTCCCTTTGCTCCTGCTTTTTCTATTGCAATTTTTCTTGCACCTAAACTTAATCCTGTTTTATTTTGAAAACTAAGAGCATCAATTTCTCCGAACTGAGTGCTTGTAATAGTTGCTGTACTTGCTGTAACACTTGCTTTAAACCTTCTTGGTTTAAGTATGTTTTCTGCTTGTTCTTGTATTAGTGGAATATCATTAATAAAAATAGAAGATAAACCATTGTCAAGACCTTCAATAGGCCCCTCACTTAATATATCATAAGTTGTTGCAAATTGGTCTTTTTCTGGTCTTGCCAGGTCTGCTTTAGTTTTTACTCCAAACGGTTCACTTGTATATTTTGCCATAATTAATCCAACATTCCTGGTACGGTGCCTCCATCAATATCTCCTGAGCCTCCTGCAGCTCCTCCAACGCCTCCGCCAATAGTACCACCGCTACTACTACCTACGTATCTTCCACCTATATAATCAGTATCTCCTGATAAATACACATATCCTCTTTCATTTTTTATTCTTCCTGGAGTGAACTGCTGACTGATTGGAGTTCCTCCGATTTTCATTTTTCCATAAAGTACAGGAACAGGTTTACCTTGTTCTATACTATTATCTGCTCCGTTAAATAGAAATGAAGGGTCACTTGTCATATCCCCTGCATCTGGTGCGCTCATTTCTGTTAATCCTGCGATTGCTAAGTTTGCTCCTAAAGATACAACTAAGTTACCTGGTATTGTTAAACCTGCTGTCATAGCTTGACCAACTGCTTGTTTAAATCCCATTCCTGCACCTTCTACAACAAATGTACCAGGAAATAAAAATATAGCTGCAATTACTGCTATCGCTGCAAGTATCTTTCCGAGTCCTTTTCCAGAACCTGCGGGAACTGCTGAAATAATAACTGTATCTTTTACCTCACAGAGAAGCAGATCATCATAGTCAATAAAATCTTCACCATTCTGTATAGTAAACCCAATATTCTTTTCGTGACAATCTTGTAAGTACTCCTTAAATCCCTCAACTTGACAGTCAATTAATTTAAAAATATCACGCATAGATTTACTATTGGAAGACCAGTCGCTTCCAAATTTATCTCCTAATTCTCCTAATAATTTAACTTGGGTCATAAATATACTCTTTCTTCTCTGGATAGGATACTATTAAATATGGTATAACTATCGCTTTACTGTTGTTCTTATAGTGCT